ATGGTAAAACAAGGACTTAATAAAAATAAAATAAAAATAGTTCCATCTGGCGTTGATTCTGGTACTTTTTATCCAGAAGAAATTTCTTTTGACGAATACTATTCGGATGGAAGATTTAAGTTTGTATTATTTGGGCGATGGAGCAAAAGAAAAGGTACTCAAGAAATTATCAGGACGTTTCTTAAAACTTTCAAAAAAGATGAGCCGGTGGATTTGATTATATCCGCAGATACTCCAATCTCGGACGATGCGTATACTACAATATATGATAAGTTAAAAGGTTATGGTCTAGAAGATGAAAGAATAAAAGTACTACATTTTCCATCAAGAGATCATTATGTAAAGTTTATGAAAAAAGGACACGTTTTTGTTTCGTGTGCCCGTGGAGAAGGATGGAACTTGCCTTTGATGGAGGCTATGGCCTGCGGAACGCCATCTATATTCTCACAGTGCAGTGCTCAACTGGAGTTTACAGATGGAAAAGCACATCCAGTGCGAATAAAGCACGAAGTAAAAAATAATGATTTTGAATGTGAAGCAGGAAACTATTATGAACCAGATTGGGATCATCTCTCCGAGACATATAGATATGTTTATGAGAACTATGAAGAATGTAAGAAAAAAGCGATGATGGAATCGGTAGAAATCAGAGAAAAATATAACTGGGAAAATGTTGGAAAAATAGGCTATGAGACACTTAAAACATTTTTATATAACAGATCTTCTTCTAGGAGGAAAAAAGTTTTATTTATAGCGCCGCATTTATCGACAGGAGGAATGCCTCAATATCTTGAAAAGAAAATAAAAGATATGGTGGATGATTTTGATGTATATTGCGTTGAATATAACCAAATATCTTCAGAGTTTGTCGTTCAAAGAAATAAAATAGTCGAACTATTGAAAGATAGATTTTTTACTCTTCATAATAAACCAAAAGAAAGTTTATTGGATTTGATATATCAGATTGATCCAGACGTTGTACATTTTGAGGAGTTTCCCGAAATATATATGGACAGTAGTATTACTAGACAAATATATAATCCAGATAGAAAATATGCTATTTTGGAAACTTCCCACGGAATATATTTTGATTCAGAAAGAAAGAAATTTTTCCCAGACAGGTATATCTTTGTATCGGAATATCAGGCAGATATATATAAATCTCATAATGTTCCATTTGAAATAGCAGAATATCCCATTGAAATCAATAATCCGGACAAAGAAAAATGTAGAGAAGAGTTGCGATTCTCAAATGAATATAAACACGTAATAAATATAGGATTATTTACGCCAGGTAAAAATCAGAAAGAACTTATTGAGTATGCTAGAAAACTAGAAAACGAAAAAATAAAGTTTCATTTTATAGGAAATCAAGCAGACAACTTCAGAGATTATTGGAAGCCTCTTCTGGATAATCTTCCAAAAAACTGCGTAATCTGGGGAGAAAGAAGTGATGTTGATAAGTTCTATCAAGCCGCTGATTTAATGGTATTTACTTCTATTATGGAAACATCTCCGCTGGTCATAAGAGAAGCTATATCTTGGAACTTACCGTGTTTTATATACAATCTTCCATCTTATAAAGGAATGTATCACAAATATCCAAGTGTAAAATATCTGTCATCCAACAATCAAAACGAAAATGTAGATCTTATTAAAAATCATTTAAAATGAAAGAACTTTTAAAAAAAATATATAACGAAGTAATTCCAGCTCACAGAGAATATAAGAGTTCTATAGAGGACAATTATATAAAAATTTCTTTAATAGAAGGTGCCAAAGTTGAAATTTTTGGAAATTATGATAAAGAGTATGAAGTAAATTTCATAGATAACGACTCCAATACAAATGTATATCGTACAATACTTCGTCCTGGATTATGGGCCATGCCAAGCCCTCGCTATTTTGTTAACTGGAGAATAGAAGTAAAATGCGACGGCAAGATAATAAAAGAAGAAATTCTAAACCTAAATGGTAAACGTGTTAGGATAGTATGCGATACAAACTCTATGGGAGATTTGCTCGCCTTTATTGGTGCTATAGATGAGTTTCAGAAGAAACATTCCGCTGAAGTCGATTGTGTGATATTCAACAACCATATAAGAAAAATATTTGAAGATAGTTATACTAATATAAAGTTTTTGGCGGTAAATCATACCGATCCAAGTTATTATGCTCAGTATAAAATTGGATATTTTTTCTCTTGGAATGAAGGATGGGCAAAAAACGATCCACGTTCTATTCCACTTACTTCAATAGCACCCTCGGTATTAGGACTTGAAGTTAAAGAATACAAACCAAAACTAAAATTTAAAAAAGATAGACTTACAGACAAAAAATATGTTTGTATAGGTATACAATCTACTGCTCAATGTAAATATTGGAACAATCCAAATGGATGGAACGATGTTGTAAAATATATAAACTCTCTTGGATATGAAGTATGGTGCATTGATAAGAGTTCTTCTTTTGGTAGTGGAAACTATATGAATTATATGCCACAAGGAGTTGTGGATAAAACCGGAGAATTTTCATTGGAAGAAAGAATGCAGCAGCTTGCCGGTGCTGAATTTTTTATTGGTATTGGATCTGGATTGTCTTGGTTGGCTTGGAGTGTAGGAATTAAAGTTGTATTGGTTAGTGGTTTTAGCAAAACTTTCGCCGAATTCAATACTCCATACAGAGTAATAAATGAAAATGTATGTAATGGATGTTGGAACGATGCGTCTCATATATTTGACAAAACCAAATGGGAATGGTGTCCAAGAGATAAAGATTTTGAGTGTAGTAAAAAAATTACTTCGGAAATGGTAATACGTAATATAAATAACCTTGTAAATAAACCCAACCCGCCAGAAAAAAAATCCGCAGTCATAATAACTTCACATGCTAATACCACAGAAAAACGTTCGGTTTTGATAGAATGTATAAACTCTATCAGAAAATACTCAAACATGAAAATAATATTGTCTTCTAACACAAGCGTGTCGGAGGATATTCAAAAACAATGTGATTATGTAGTATTTGATAAAGAAAACCCGATTTTACCAAAAGAAGAGTACGAAAAATATGGATTGGCATATTATTATTGGGAATCTGTTGGAGGTGAGATAAAACACAGGCAAGTTCCATTCGACTACGGATATGCGGTATATATGTTGCAAAAAAATGGATTGGACTTAGCTAAAGGGCTCGGATTTGAAAAATTACACGTTGTTAATTATGATTATGAATTTGGAGAAACGCTGTTGTTTGAGAATGAGATGCTATTAGAAGAATATGAATCGGTATTTTACAGGTTTGATGACACGGCATTCGACAACATTCCTGCATATGTTTCTGCATTTTTTTCTATAAAAACTAACGCTTTGATCAAAATTTTAGAATATTATAAATCAAAAGACGAGTATTACTCAGAAGATCGTATAAATAAATTAAATTTACTTGAAACTCAAATTTATCATATAGCGAATAATAAACTTGGATTGAAATCGAAAGAAATACATGAAAAAGTATTAAGCACAAAAATGGTGACAAATAAAATGGTAGTGGCAAATGAAGATAAAGATCTTCTAAGATATTGGAAATATGATATTGATGAGAATAAACTACATTTTATTTTTAATAAAACCGTTGATTCAACAAAAATAATAGTAAAAGACAGCACGACAAACTTAGAATGTTTTTGTTGGAATTCTAATAAGTTTGAAAAATCTATACAGTATTATTTGATTCCAAATCAGTCCGCAATATCTATTGGAAAAAACTTTTCTGGTTTTATTTTTGAAATATATATCAACGACAAACTTGTATGTAAAAATAATTTATTTATACAGGGGAGTGAGAATGAAAGAAAAAATGAAATAGTTTATGTTGGAAACACGGAAGATAACTTTGGAATTAAATACAGACTAGTAAACGATGGATCAAATTATGACGTTAATGTAAAAATTGTAGATCCTTTTACGGGATTTGTATTTTATAGTCAAGATAGCACCATCAATAATCAATGTATATATTATTTTTCTCACGCATACAAACTTCCAAACCAATCGTTTAGAGTATATGAAAAGAAATCTGGAAAGTTGCTTTTGGAAAAAATCCTTAACGAAGATTTGGAATATGATAAAAATATCTTTAGAGAAGAAAATAGGAATTTGATATCTCGCGTCGATGGAGACATGAAAAATAGTCAAATATTTGGTCAATCTTATTTTGAACTTTATTGTAAAAATGTATATAATATTGGAAAATGTAAAATAGAAGAAGATGATATTGTATTTGATCTTGGAGCAAATTGCGGAATGTTTGCCAGATATTGCTTCACCAATAAAGCAAAAAAAGTATATTCTTTCGAACCAACTCCAGAATTACAGCGTTGGTATGAAAAAATGAACGCAGAGTTTAATTATGTATTCACTCCGAAAGCGGTATATTCTAGACCAATTAAATTTATAAAACATAAAAATCCTCTTGAATCTCACGTTGAAGAATCCGACGAAGGTTCTGATGGGTTCGTGAACCTTAATGATTTTATACGTTCAAACAATATAGAAAAAATAGATTATCTAAAAGTTGATATAGAAGGATCGGAATATGATTTCTTTAAAACTATAGACAAAAACTATCTTAAAAATAATGTAAGAAAAATAGCACTTGAGTTTCATAACAATACCGAGAGAAGATTGTCTGAAATATTGGACGTTTTATATGAATGTGGATATTCAGTCCAATTTGCTGATAGCGACAGTATAGATTCGATTTTAGGAATGCTTTATGCGGTTAAATAGTTATTATGAGCGAGAACAAAATTTACATTACATTTGCGGAAGGTCCAAAGGTTGAAATCATTGGAAACGATCCAAAAGAATATCATATAATTTTTTATAATGAAAACAAGCAAGTTGTAAGTCAAAGTAAAATAACCACAAATATGTGGTGTTCGGCGCTGGTACGATATTATGAAAAATGGACAATAGAAGTAAGAACGGAAAACGAAACTGTAGTAAAGGAAACATTTAGTTTAAAAAATAAACGAGCAAAAATTTTAATAGATAACTCGGATATAAAAGAAGTTTTGTCTATTATAGATTTAATAGACCAGTTTCAAAAACTTCACGAATGTCATATTGACTGTATTGTTCTTGACGAAGATCTTCAAAAAACATTGAGTAAGTCTTATAATAATATTTCATTCTATTTTAAAGATACTAGCTCAACTGATTATTATGTAACTTATATAATTGCGAAATTTGAAGATCATACATATTATACAAAAGTTGCTCATTATGAGAAGGATTTTAAAAAAATAGCGATGGATGTTCTTGGTATAGATATACCACTTGAAATAAATGAGCCAATAACATTAATAGCTTCGCATCCAAACAGTCCAAAAATAGTTGAGGTATTAAAATCTACTTTAAAAAGAATCAAAACAAAAATAATATTGTCAGTAAACTATCCTGTAGATGAAGAGGTTCAAAGAATGTGCGATTATATCGTGTATGACAAAGATAATCCAATCTTAAAGAAGTCTGAATATGATGCGTACTCTACTTGGTTTTTTCATATAAAACCAGACGGATCTAAAGTATTTTTTGAGTTCGAATATAGTTATGCCGCGTACATTTTAATAAAAAATGGATTGGAAATGGCAAAATCTCTTGGATATAAAAAAGTTCATTTTCAGAACTACGACTATCATTTGACAGACGCTACTATAAAAGAACAGTTAGAATATTTGAATACATACGACGTAGTGGTATATGGAGGATATAACCCAAGCCATAATAGTGGCGCGTATGATAGTTGTTGTTGGGCTGCGGATATAGACAAGATACTGCCAGTATATAGAAGATACAAAACAAAATTTGAATATTATTTAGGAGGCGCCGGCAGTGCTCCGTGTGCTTTTTTGGAACTAAAATCGGCATATACTATTCAAAAAATGAATTTAAATGTGAAAGAGTTAAACTGGGATAAATTAAATTCAGAAAATGAACTGTGTCTTATAACTACCGAGCATTGAAAATTGATATGAATAAAATAACAGACACTGAATCAATCATAATAATTACTTCGCATGCTGAAAATGACGAAAAGAAAAAGATGTTGGTAGAATGTATAGAATCTATAAAAAATAAATTTGATTTAAAAATAATATTGTCATCCAACATTGAGGTTCCTTCCCATATTCAAAAAATGTGTGACTATGTATTAATTGACAAAGAAAACCCGATATTATATAATAATGAATATGAAACTTATGGATTAAATTATTATATTTGGAGCACTATTGAAAATGAAAAAGTATACCATCAAGTAAAATTTGAATACGGATATGCAGTTTATGTGCTTGCAAGAAATGCGGTTAGTTTAGCTCTAGGACTTGGATATAAGAAAGTGCATATACTTGATTATGATTACGAATTGAACGAAGATATTTTTATTGAAAATTCAAAATTTTTAGATGAATGTGATTTAGTAGCATATAAATTTCCTCAATACGTTTATGGATCGGAAAGTTATTTGTTTGCATTTTTTTCGGCAAAAGTTTTTGAAATTCATAAGTTATTAAATTTGTATAAATCAAAACAAGAGTATTATTCAAATGTAGTTACAAAAAATTCAGAGCTACTTGAAAAATATTTTTATTATATGGCAAACGATATAAGTAAAATGAATATCAAAGAGCGTGAAGTAAGCTATTTAGAATCTGTAGTTTCAAATATAAATAAAAGTTATAAGCTTTCCAGTTTTATACGATACTGGAAATTTCATAAAACCAGAAATAAATTTGTATTTTGTTTTAATAAAAATATAAAAGCTTCTTCTTTAATATTGAGAGAGAAATCAACGCAGCAAATATGTTTTACTTGGGGATTAAGTGAGTTTTTTGCCGGAATCGAGTATTTTTTAATTCCTAGCTTTCCTTCAAATTTTGATTTATCTTTTTTGAGTGGATTTATTTTAGAAATATATCAAAATGATAATCTAATACATTCAAAAGAGTTACCAATAACGGGCGATGTTTCTGTAGAAATTTTTAAAACAACATAAAATTATATAATGTTCATATATATACTATATGAATCTACAACAGTTTGTACCTTCAGATGACTTGATCTTGGCTATTGCTGAAAGAACCAAAAACAAGTTTCCATCATCAAATGGAAAATGTGAATATATGGCACAAGAACTTACCAAGGCACTTGTTGAAAGAGGAATACGAGCAAATCACGTAATGGGAATATTCACACTTGATGAACCCGGTGCTTGGAAATATAGATCAAATGAAGATGAAGATCTTGATGAATATTCTGTTAATCACGATTGGGTAAATGTTGAGGGAAAAATATTGGACATATCCGCAGATCAGTTCAAGAAATATGTACACACAAGCATACCAAGCGTTGTATACATAAGATATTCAGATCCATTATACAGATATTACAACCAACTAGGTTATGCCTGAAGCCAAGACTAAAAACTTAAAAGACGTAATCAAAGAAGAATACGTCAAGTGTGCCAAGGATCCTATATACTTCATGAAGAAGTATGTTAAGATTCAACATCCTACACGTGGCACATTGCCATTTCTTACATATCCATTCCAAGACAAGGCACTTGAAGACTTTGTTCATCATAATCAGAACATCATTCTTAAAAGCCGCCAGATGGGTATTACAACACTTGTGTCTGGTTATGCCATATGGCTAATGACATTTCATACAGACAAGCAGATATTGTGTTTGAGTATTACACAAGAAACGTCCAAGGCTATTGTTACTAAAGTTAGGTTCGCCAATGATAACTTACCAAGTTGGTTGAAAGTTCCTGCGGTTGAAGACAATAGACTTTCATTGAAGTTAAAGAACGGATCTGAAATAAAAGCAGCAAGCAGTGCTGGCACATCTGGTCGTTCAAGCGCACTGTCCTTGCTGGTCGTGGACGAAGCAGCATTCATTGACAATATTGAAGAAATCTGGCTGTCATCTCAATACACGCTGTCTACAGGTGGTAAAGCAATCATACTATCAACTCCAAATGGTGTAGGCAACTGGTTCCATAAGATGTGGACAGAAAGTGAAGCAGGACTGAATGATATGAACCGCATTAGTCTGCCTTGGCATCTACATCCAGAACGTGATCAAAAATGGCGAGATGAACAAACAAAACTATCTGGTGAAAGAGGTGCCGCTCAAGAATGTGATTGTGAGTTTAGTACATCCGGTAATACCGTTATTGATATCCCCGTTCTAGAGTGGTACAGCAAAACTCACGTATCAGAGCCTATTGAAAAGCGTGGCATAGACAAAGGCTATTGGATATTCAAGTATCCAGAAGCAGGTAAATCATATATGGTTGCCGCCGACGTTGCTCGTGGAGACGCATCCGACTATAGTGCCGCACAAATACTTGAGATAGAAACTATGGAACAGGTTGCTGAATATAGAGGTAAACTGCCGACCAAGGAATATGCCAGAGCACTCATGACAATGGCAACAGAATATAACAACGCATTGCTTGTTATAGAAAACGCCAATGTTGGTTGGGCAGTTATACAAGAAGTATTAGACGCCAACTATCAAAATCTTTTCTATAGTTCAGCTGATCTACAATATGTTGATGTTGAGACACAAATGACCAACAAAATCAACACACTTGAAAGAAAGATGACACCTGGTTTTACTACATCAAGTAAATCAAGGCCGCTGATCATATCTAAACTAGAAAGCTATTTTAGAAATAAAGAGGTTATAGTCCATAGTAAACGACTTGTAGAAGAACTACAGGTGTTTATATGGAAAACAGGAGCAGTATCATCTAAAGCCGAAGCAATGGACGGTTATAACGATGACCTTGTTATGGCAATAGGAATAGGCTTATGGATACGTGATGTTGCGCTGAGATTGCGAAAAGAGCAAGATGGAGTTATGCGTACAATAGTTGATAGAATAGGCACAACAACAGCACAACAGGCTTATGATAATATGAAGTTATTAAGCCAAGGAAAAGCAGTTAATCCATTTGGTGTATATAATAATCCTTGGCAGATGAAAATAGGTGGGCCAGGTATGCATGAAGGTAAGTCAGAAGATCTAACTTGGCTGTTGCGTTAATATATTTTATAAAAATATAGCAGGTATATATTTATATATTAACCGCTCATATATATACAGACTATGGCTGAAACAAAAGACTTATTTAGTAGACTGAAGAAGATGTTTTCTACGGACGTAATCGTTCGTAATGTGGGCGGCAAAAAAATCAAGGTTGTAGATACAGATGAAATACAATACGCAACAGACAGAAACAGTTTGCGTGATCGTTATAATCGTTTAAGAAGTAGCACTTACAACTTACATAATCGTGATATGTCTATGGCATATCAAGCAAGTAGATTAGAGTTGTTTAGAGATTATGATGTTATGGATATGGATCCTATCATCGCCAGTGCTCTTGATATTTATAGCGACGAATGTCTTGTACCAAGCGAGTTTGGCAAAGTTCTTACTATCCGCAGTAAAAACGAGAACATAAAGAAGATACTGGAAAATCTTTTTTATGATATTCTGAACGTAGAGTTTAATATGTGGAGTTGGACACGCAATATGTGTAAGTATGGCGACTTCTTTTTACACATGGAAATATCTCCAGAATATGGTGTATTTCTTGTCAAACCTATTAGCCCATATGAAATAACTCGTATAGAAGGCAGCGATCCAAAGAATCTAAACTATGTCAAATATCAGCACGATGGTATGGGCGGCGGAATGGAATATGAAAACTTTGAGATTGCCCATTTTAGATTGTTGAGCGACAGCAACTTTTTGCCATATGGTAAGAGCATGATTGAACCTGCTCGTCGTGTATGGAAGCAGTTGAGTTTGATGGAAGACGCAATGCTTATTCACCGCATTATGCGTGCTCCGGAAAAGCGTATTTTTTCCATTGACGTAGGAAATATTCCTCCTGCCGATATCGATGCTGCCATGCAAAAGATTATCAGTCAGGTTAAAAAAGTACCATATATTGACGAGCGTAGCGGAGATTATAATCTCAGATTCAATCTGAATAATATGGTAGAAGACTTTTATCTACCTGTTCGTGGCGGAGATAGTGGAACCAAGATTGATACATTACCAGGTATGGAGTTTACTGGCATTGATGATCTTGAGTATATTCGTAACAAGATGATGGCAGCGTTAAAGATTCCAAAGGCATTCTTGGGTTATGAGGAAGGATTGAGTGGTAAAGCGACACTTGCTGCTGAAGATGTAAGATTTGCTCGTACTATCGGACGTATACAACGTATCATCGTATCAGAACTAACTAAAATCGCCATTGTTCATTTGTATGTTCAGGGATATCAAGACGCATCACTTGTTGACTTTGAGCTTGAACTAAGCAACCCAAGTACAATATTTGAGCAAGAAAAACTAGAAATATGGTCCAACAAGATCAGTCTTGCTTCAGATATGCTTGAAGCAAAGATGTTCAGCAAGAAATGGATGTATAATCAAATATTCAATATGTCTGAAGATGAAGTTGAAGAACTCAATCGTGAAGTTATATCTGATCAAAAAGAAGCTTGGCGTATGGAGCAAATAACTTCAGAAGGTAATGATCCTGCTACAAGTAATCAAAAATCCGAAGGTGGAGCACCAAGCGATCTTGGTGGAGGAGATACTGGTGGTGAGGGTGGAGGAGGCGAAGGAGGCGAAGGTGGCGGTGAAGCTGGAGGATTGCCTCCGCTTGAAGAAGAAACCCGCAAAGATCGTGAACGAGGAAATCGTGACCAAACCGGCAACAAAGAAAAATATACATCTACTCACGACTCAAACTTTGGAGAAGATCCGCTTGGCAATAAAGAAAACAAGGAAAAATCAAAATCAGATAGAACTACTCGTCATATATACAGAAATGGCGCATTATCTATGGACGAAGATCTTAAAAGCATAAAAAATGCCTTAAAGACAAGATATAATAATAAGCACAAACAGGTGATTACTGAAAAAAAGTCTATATTGGATGAATCAAACCTGATTCAAG